TGAAGCTGAGTTCCGGGTGCTGTGTTCCCGGACGGGGCATCAGTGCCGCTACTGAGGCACGGTGGCAGATGAAGACCTGAGTGGCTGACCACTTCCCTTCCTTGTCGATGCGGAGCGTGAACCCGGGCTGCGGGTAAAGGCGTCCTTGCTGAATGGCGACGTGGGTTGGCATGTCGCCTGTGCCACACCGTCAACCGAACGAGGCCTGTGCCGGACCTCCGAGCTTGTCCACGCGGCGCGATAGATCCCCGAGGAGACGGTTGGTTTCGCCGGTGAGCCTGTTGTTCTCCCGCTGCGCATCGAGCATGCCCGGCTGATAGCCGCCGCCACCGACCCGGCTCAGTGAGGTGACCACAGGGTCGAGTCTGGTGCCAGTCATCGCCCCTGCGCCCTGAGCTGCCGCCTGCCCGCCAGGCGATCCTGCCGATTTGGCCGCAGCGGCTGCATCCGACGCCGCCGGGACCGAGCCACTGATGGAATCGACGATGCGGCCCAGACTCTCGCGCAGGCCTGATGTGTCGACGAGACTGCCGCCGGCATTCTCACCGGCCTTCGATGCAGCCCGACTAACGCTGTCCGCAAACCCGGGAACGCCGGCTTCCATCATGGCCGAGGCACGGGCGGCGATGTCCTGAGCACTCAGCCCGAAGAAGTCCGCGCCCTGGGCCTTCCGTGCCGCCAGCATCTTCCCAAAGTCGGTGTCCACGGCATCCTCACCGAAGCCGAGCAGGTCGCTCATGCCGGGAACTTTGAGCAGGCCCTTGAGGAACGACGCCATGGCCCATTCGATGCCCGCCTGCAGGTACTGCACCGGCGTCTGGAAGGCTTCGAGGAGAGCGGCACCGAAGCCCGTTGCCACACCCAGCAGCACGGTGCCGAGACTCTTCCACATGGCCCCGTCACCAATTAGGTGCCAGAAGAACGCGACCGCCGTCCGGAAGCCCTGCACGAGCGCGTTGACCGCCTCTGCGAACCCGAGCTTCAGCGACGAGGTGACAAGGTCGAGAATCTGCCCGCTGCGGAAGGCGGCGACGACGAACATGATGGCGTCCTTCACCCTCTGCCCGGCTTCAGCCGCCATAGGAGCGAGCGTCTGGACCATCGATATGGCCTCGCCCACAAGCGGCCTGAGGGCGTCGTTGATCGGCTGACCGAGTGCGAGGAACACATCGTTGACCGTGTCCTTGAGCGTGGAGAACATGCCAGTCGTGGTCCGGCTCTGCGCCTCCATCATGCCGGCGAACTGCCCGCCCTGCGAGGTCATCGCGATGAATGCCTGCTCGATCTGCGGGAAGCCAACCTGACCTGATTCGACGAGCTTCTTCACCTGGGAATCCGACACCCCGAACTGACGGGCAAGCTGCTGAATGATCGGGATGCCGCGGCCGGTGAGCTGGTTGATGTCCTCCGCAAAGAGGCGTCCCTGCACTCGGGCCTTGCCATAGAGTTCGGCAATCTCGCCCACCGGAGCCTGCACACCGGCAGACACATCGCCGATGCGCCGGAGGGTTTCGGGAACGGTGTCGGCAGATTCACCGAAGGCGATCAGCTTGCGCCCGGCATCGGCTAGTTCCGGGAACTCGAATGGCGTCTGCGCCCCCAGTTCTCGGAGCTTGCCAAGCGTGGCTTCTGCCTTTGCCGCGTCCCCGATGAGCGTGGTGAAGGCTACCTTCGTCTGTTCGAAGTCGGCGGCCGCAGTGACCGCCTTGATTCCGGCACCCGCGGCGGCGGCTCCACCAGCGAGAGCTGAGGCGATAGATGCCTTCATGGCCGTGCCAGCCACACGGAAGCCGCCCTCCAGAGCCGCGGCTCCTCCCTTCCCGATTCCAGCCAGACCGCTGGCTCCGATGGCGCTCATCCTGCGGGCTGAGGCCGCCACCAGTTGAGCCGCCGCCGCCATTCCGCGCTTCAGCGCAGTGATGTCGGCTCCGAGGGTGACGGTCAGGGCGCTCATGCGCCGGACGGGGAGTCAACCGGCTGAAGAAATCCGGCCCGCTTCGCGGGGAAGGCTCTCCGCTTCACTCCCTTCACTGCGTTGCCTGCGCTCGTCCCTCGCTTGGCTACTCCGTTCTGTCCGCTCCGCCCTGCTCGCCATAGCTTCCAGCGACGGCGGGTGCTGGCTGCACTAGGGGACTGAACTGCGGGCAACACGGAACCCGTGGCGGTTGAAGAACTTGAACGACGGGAGTTTGCTGTCGCGGTACGCGGCGCGGCAGTTGACCGCGTCGCTGGAACAACTGCCGCCCCGGGTCACCCGGTTCTCGCCCGATGCAGGACCCCGTGGATTCGTCGCTCCATTCACGTATGCCGATCCCCCATACCAATCCCAGCACCACTCCCAAACATTGCCAGCCATGTCATGGAGCCCGTAGCCATTTGCCGCGAAAGAGCCCACAGGTGAGGTGTAGGGACTCTCGCCTGTCGCGTAGGTCGGGTGGTCACCAATCGTTCCTGATTGATAGGATTCGCTACCGCCGTTCCAGAAATTCGCCTGGCTGTGGCTGATCGTATCCGTGCCCCATGGGAAGCGCTTGCCGCCCACACCACCCCGAGCTGCTTTTTCCCACTCCGCCTCGGTTGGCAAGCGATAGCCGTTCGCACTCCAATTCACCGTCGGGGCCGCGGACCCGGTTTTCATCACCGAACCACTCACCGTGTAACACGGCGTGAGACCCTCCTTCTCGCTGCGTGCATTGCACCACTTGATCACATCCCACCAGCTCACAGTCTGCACCGGGTGGTTGCTCGCCTTGCCTGCGCCTGTCGCCAGATCCGTGTAGCCATTCGCCACCGCCAAAGCCCGCACCCCGTCCCACAAGGCCTTCGTCACCTCGGTCTTGCCCATGTAAAAGGCGCTCACCGTCACCGACACGGAGGGAGCGTTGCTATCCGCATCTCCACTGGTGACTCCCATCTGGAAGGCCCCGGCTGGAATGAGCGCAAGATCTGCCGGGGTGCTGCTGCCCACCGTCACTGTGGCCAAGCCCGAATCCACCGATCCTGCGGCATTCGTGATCCGCACCCAGTAGGTCGTCGTTTCCGACAAGGCTGGTGTCGCGAACGATGCGGAGTTCGTCCCCACTGGAGTCGTCGTCGTGCCCACCGCTCCTTGATACCATTGATACGTGAACGGCCCAGTTCCACTGGCCGTCACCGACAAGGTCGTGCCGCTGCCGCTGGCGACCGTGGCAGACGCGGGCTGCGCGCTCAGACTGAGTGGCTGGATCAACTCCACCTGCATGCGGTAGAATTTCCCCGCGCCACTGGTCGGCACCAACAGCTGGCCATTCGCGTCAATCATACCCGGCGTCACCGCAATCGACTGCCAGGTCTGAAGGTCCGTGGATTGCTCAAGTTTGAGGCGGCTCAGGGATTGCGCCGCGAGCGGCAATGCAATGAAGATAGAAAAAATTATCCCCCGGAAAGCATGGTGTACATTGTACATTCCAGAAAGCATACCGGTTCTCGCATCAGGCATCAAAACATTTTCTGTGGGATTTTTGTCGCAGTTGCTCCAATGCAAGCTTTGCATTATCTTCTCTAACTGAGCTCCACCCCGTCCTCACCCCATTTCTCCTCAGCAGACAGTGCTGGTACTGCGCCAGCCTCGCCAGCGGCATGAACAGGATCCTCTCCTCGGGCCAGCCGGTTTCAGCAGCGATGGCGAACACCTGAGCGGCTAAGTATCCCGGCTCGTCGCATGGACCGGCATCTTTCCCGGACGCCCCGACCCAGGCTCGACCTGTGCCGCCTCAAGCTCACGGCTCTGTTCCTCCATTCTTCGGAACGCCGTCTGGAAATCGGAGGGGGTGAGCCCACCGCAGAAGATGAGTGCGGCTTCCCGGAAGGCCTGGTCGCTGAACGAAGCGCGGACCACCTCAGGCCAAGGGGCGCAGTGGGCGTAGACGAATCCCATCAGCGCACCGGTGAATTCCGGCGTGCCTTCCGCCGGCGACTCTCCCCTGACCAGTGGGTTGCCGGTGCGCAGGAGCACGTCGTAGCTGGCGAGCGAAAGCAGGCGCATCACGTGCCCGCCGACGATGGTTTCCACCTCGTGAAATGCGGCGGAGAGGAGGTTCTGGCGATCCGTGTCTTTCATGTCAGAGGTGGCGAAGGATGAACTCTTCGGTTCGCGGCGAGGCATCCAGCGGAATGAGGGCGATCTTGCCGCGGCGCTGGATGCAGGCGAGCGGAGCGTCCTGCTTCACCTTGTCGACGAGGCACTCGCGGTTGAGGAGGGCGCACTTGATATAAGCGAACGGATGCTCCGGAT